CCAACGAAATAGTTAAAGCATCCGTTACGTTATCTACATCTAATGTTCCAATCCTTAGGTTAGTTCCATTATTCATGTAAACTGCGGCCGCGGTTGTTCCTGCGTCTCGTCTGTAAATAAGATGTTCAATATTGATTCCGCTATCTAATCCAGAGGACCCTTCAAAGTCCAAAGCAAACGTTAGCATATTTTTAATAATTGCACTCCCTATGTTTACGTTTTTAACCGTACCCGATCCCGTTCTCCCTATACCTACATCGCCGTCGCTACAATATAAAGAGTTTATTTGTACGTTTTCTATGTTTACATCAGAAGTTAGAGGCTTTAAATGAAGTGGTATTGTCGCGTATTTTATACTTAAAGAGCCTATACTTATGTTTTTTAAATCTATCTGAGCATCTAAAAAACACCCCATAGCCGCCTTAGGTATGTTAAAAAAGCTATTAGTTACATTTGGAGGTAGTCTATCCCCAACAAAGTCGGATATATAAATATTCCCTGTATTTGTTGTTAATTCCCCCGCTTTAATTATTAAGTTCTCAGATGATTGTCCATATCCTCCGCATCCTATAGCAACAACATCCCTACTTTTAATTGTTATTCCGTGCTGACCAAAAGCTCCATAAACATTTTCGATGTAAACCCCTTTAACCCTTTCAATTAAAAATGTGTGTTTGGCGCCATAAGGAGATCTTACGCCTGTTATAATATTTTTAGCGTAAAAGTTTCTACCCCAAGGCTCTGTAGTGCCAGATGGATATGATATAACAAAACCTTCAGTTTCTGCGCTTCCGTAATAAGCATCAGAAACATTTTTCATAGCATCAAAGCCTATGTTTTCAATATGGAAATCGTTTACGGTTTGTACAACAAGGAAGCAGCCCTGAATTATGCTCCCACCCGTCATTTCTACCATTCCATCTTTAAAGCTAGGCATCTTGTTTCCAATTAACTTAACATTACTTAAGCCATCAAAGTAAGCCGAATCAACCATAACGGGCTTAAACGGATACGCGTCGCCAATCAAAGCCGTAAAGTTTTTAAATTCAAATATCCTAAAAGCTTTGTAGACTGCGCTACCTTCATTAAATCCATCCGCATTAAACCCAGAGAAAGTGTCTTTAAACTCAGATAAATCAACCGTTCCATTAGGAAGGTTATTGTTTTTCACTACAAGATTTTTGAATTTGTTTTTTAACGACCCGTCTTCCGTTATTATCCTCAATTCAACGTCAATCAATTCTAAATATTTATCATTGCTCGTGTCGCTATTAAGAAGTTGAACTGAAACATAAGCTTTATCAGTGTTTGATGGAAAACTAACAACCCCTCTAACTAAGGCGTAATTAAAGCCGCCTTTTTGCTCTAATTGAAAACTTAACCTATCCGTATGGTTAGTAGTTACGATGCCGCCTATAGTTTGCTCGCTATTGAAAGACAACGTTAAATATGAAATAGGAATGTTTTTCGTCGCTATTTTGAAAGAAATCTCTACTTTTTGACTAGAAAAATTATCTATATAAGATGGAATTATTCTTTGTAAATCAACAATGAATTTAGATCCTGATCCTGTCTGCCCTGAAGCAATGTTTATTATTTTATCTCCATTCAAAGTGGCTCCGTTTAACGCCAAAGGAAATATGTTAGTTTTAGTAGATATAAGACTATCTTGATAATTAGAAACATCTAAAGGCGAATATAATACTCCGTCTATAAAGAATTTAACGGATTTGGTTTTGAAGTAGCTATCCGATGGGGCTACCGCATTACTATAAATTCTCCAGAAAGCCTCGAAGCTTTTATCTGTAACAGATATAGTTCTTTCGTAATAAAACCTTGTAGATGTTGGACTTAAAATCGTTGTAGATGTTGGGTTTATGTTTATCGTGGTATTATCTTGTTTTGTTACAACGAGAATGCTATCCATTACTCCGCCAGAAAACCAACTAGGCGTATCGTTTATTATTTCAATGGTAATTTTTTTTCCTGCTAGCGAAGGTATATCTAAATTAGATCCTAAATAAGTTAAAACAAATATTGCGGCGTTACCAGGAAATTGTTCTCCAGAGTTTAATAAAAAAGCTTCTCCTTTTGAGTAAGGGTAGTTTTCAACGGTATGCAATCCAGAGTTTTGCGCTACAGGATAAAATCCTACCGCATCACCATCAATCATCACGTTAGAGTTGACTGTATTTTTTAAAGAATTAAAATCTGTCGTAGTTACATATCCGCTTAAATCTAAATTAATAGCCTTTGTTAAAGTCCAGGTTGTACCATTCCAATAGATAATATTAAAAGTACCTGTAGCCACTAAGTCCGGTTCGCCTGTTTGTGAGTAAGTTCCTGCAGAAACAAAACTAAAACTATTTGTACCTGCAGGATTAGGAAGAGTATTTGAGGCTACATTAACATAACCGCTTGAACCAATAGCAGCAACATAAGGCGCAATAAAAGCAGCAAAATCCGCTTGCGTGCCTTTCGTCATTAATCCAGATGGATTGCTCTGAGCGATTAAGTTTAGTAAATCGAAAGCCCCCGATGGAAGTTCGTTTAACTTAACTAAGTCTATTAATTCTGGATTTATTGCCATTATGCTGTTTGAATAAGTTTATTTGTTCCTGATTGAAGTATTGTATTTCCCGTTGGGGTTGTTGCTAAAACTGTTTTATAAATGCTTTCTGATAAAAATGGTTCACCTACCCCAATAAAATTAGCTGTAAACGAGTAAGGCGTTTCATGTCCTGCGGTTTCTCTAAATGAAGAAATCCAAGCTTTACCCTCTCTGGTTACGCTGGTATTTACATCTTCCCATTTAAGCCAGAAAATCTTTTTACTTTTCATTATATCAGCAAGCTCGCTAAAGTTTGCTTTTAATATCTTTTCAGAGTTTCTAAGCCCTACCGCAAAGCCGTCTATATCCATCCCCCAAGAAATATAGCCAGGTCTTGAATTGTCAAAGCCATTATCACATTTATTTCTTAACGAAATCGCCTCGCTATCCATATTAAAGCCGTTTGATGTTCCGCAAGCTATCGGCCTATAATTAGCCAATGTACCCCTTGAACTCGTTAATGGAGTTAATAAGTCTACGTAAAGCAAATAATCTGTTCCGTTTAAGAAGTTCATTATCCAAATATATGAAATATTGTAACAAAAATATTACTAAGGAATCATTTTATAAATATCAACCCCATTAGATTTGTATCTTGCCGATGAATAAGTTAACGGTAATAAATCATCTGGCGAACCGTTGATGGTGCCAATAACGTTTACGGGGTTTGAAGTAGAATCTATTTTTATTACCTCAACGGTTCTGTTCATAAGATTTGCTACACTCGGCAAAGTAATATTTACAGCTCCTGCGCTCGCATCTACATAAACCGTAACCATCCCGTTGCTACCGAAATTAGCTGGCAAAACCGTATAATTTGCAGATTTATTTAAACTGTTTTCTAATGCGCTTAAATTGGCTTGCGTTAAAACATTTGAGCCATTCTGTTTGAGTGTTCCTGTAAAATTCCAATCTCCGCTAATTGTTGCATCTTCATCTTTTTGCGGGTAATTACCTAATGTTATTGCTGAACTTCCCGAACCAGGAGCATTAACACCCGATGGAACACCAACCGAAAGCCCTGTTTTATCCTTTTCAGTTCCGTAATCTTCTTTTACTTCTGTTGTATGGGAAATATCAGCGGTTAATGTTTCGGCAAATCTAAGAGTAGGAATTGATCGTTTTAAATCGAAGCTACCAGATAAGAAAATGTAATTACCAGGAAGTAAATCAATCGTTAATAAAGTATTTATGTCAACGCTACCAAATCCAATAAAATCAGCTTCAAATATTCTGTAAGGCTTGCCGTGCAATCTTAATTCTGTATTCGCTACTATTTCAAGTAAAGAGGATGTTTCTGTAATTCCTGCCCTAGCCCAACTAAATGATGCAGTAAAAGGCGGAACAGCTCCGATACTTATTTGAGAAGTTCTCTTGTCATTCGTATCATCCCCATGCAAAAGCAATATCGGATCTGGCGAAAATGTTTGAGCGGCTAAAGATTTTTGTCTATTAAATAATCCAACAGGCGGTTTTGTCTGATCTGAATTTACAGCTGGAACAATGTTTACATTATTTATAGATGTTGGATAATCGGCTGGCCCTGCTTCCTGTAAGGATTGAACACCAAAATATAAGTCGTAATCAGAATTTCTGGCATTAACTTTAAAATTAACACCAACCTGATTTGGACCAAAATCTCCGCTTCTATATCTAATAACATAAAATTGAAATCCTGGTTGCCATCCATTGTTATTGGTAAAGTAATTCCCCGCTCCATCGGTAATTAAAACGCCTAAATATAAAAACACTAAAGCGGCACCACCTGGCGCGCTAGGTACAAGTACATCAAAACTAACTGTTGTTGTTTCTTGCGCCCTAACTAAAACAGGTGCCGAATTATATAAATACCCACTTGCTCCAGATGAATCAATAATTACATAATGGTCGTTTGTTGGATTGCCGTTTTGATCTAGCCTAGTTGCTGTATGTGCTGTTGCCCCATTTTGAACAGACCAATTGTCGGGAAGCCCAACGGGATTAGTCGTCCATACGTCCATGTTGGCGTTGTCCAAAGCATTTGCCCCATAGCCATACTGATAATATGCCGTAGATGATGAAAAGGCCTTAGCAAATGAATTATTCCCTACAGGAGATAAAACCCTGTTTGTTCCGCCAACAGTTAACGCGCTTCCTATTGTTGTTGTGCCTACTAATATCGCACCTTGATCGTACTCGAAAGCAGGAACAACACCTGTTGAAAGCTCTAAAACATTTATGATTTGCCAGTAACCGTTAAATTGGTGTATTCTGCTTGAATATCTAGCTAATACCGACCTTATTACTTCATGGCAACTAAAAGCATTACCATCGTTATCTATGAACCTATCGCAGTTAATAAAAGATTGCCTTAAAGGCGAATCAGTCGTTACCATTTGCGCTTCAAAAGTATTTACACCAACTATGAAAGGCAAACTTAACCCTGTTTTTAACAAAGCCTGTCTTAATACTTCTAAATCAGAAATAAAGCCTTTATACTTAGTTCCGTCTGCTTGTAAAAATGGAATATCTTTAAGCGTTCCTAAAGCATCGGTTGCCGAAATTGATACATCGTATGGCTTGGACTTATAAGGCTCGCTACACGCATCGGGAATTAACCAACCTTGCCAAACCCAGCCGCCCGACAAAACCACCATCCATTCACGTTCATCGGCTGTATATAAAGAAGATAATTCAAAAGTTCCTATTGCTTTTATATTTACATCGCAACTCGAACCGTTTACTCCCTCTAGTTTATATTCGCCTTTATTGGCGTAAGTCACGACAACAGGTGCATCGTTTTCCCCAGCAAATTGAATCGGGATAATAGCAGGAACAGGCAACGAACTATCCATTCGCTGTTTAAACTCAATAAAAATATCATTCCCTTGCTTATCGCAGAAATCCCCTTTATATATAGTATTGTAAACGTTTGCCATTTATCCTTTTCTATCGGCTATTTTTTGAGCCTGTTTAGTGATAACTAAAATATCATTTCCGCTTATACGTGTTTCGCTTTCTAAAACAATGGTATTCATCATTGGAGATTGAGCTATTGCATTTCCGTTTGCATCCTGTTGACCTAACATCTTTTTAAGTTTAGATAATGGCGCAACTACTTCGGGATCTGATTTAGCTCCCGCATATTCACCCATTAAACCTAAAGTCGGGCCAGATATAACACCTCCATTTGCAAAGGCTGTAACGCCTCCGCTACTTTTACCTTTTCCTGCTCCTTTTACTAATCCGCCACCTAAACTAAGCCCAGCACCCAAAGCAATCAATCCCGCTCCATCAGCTATTAATTTACCTCCAAATGGAGTTGCTAAAATACCCGCAGCAACTTTAGCGGCTCCCATTGTAATAAACTGTTGACCTAAAGCAGAAAGTAAATCAGCAAAAGCACTTTGTAATACTTGACCAGCGGCTAAAACTACATCGCCACCTTGCGCCAAAGCTTCGCCCATCGCTTCAAATGACTTTCCTAACGTAGATGAAGTTAAATTAACAATTCCAGGTAAGGAAACTATTTTATCAATTGCCGCCTCTGCATTATTGGCTATCTCGGTTAATTCGTTTAAACCCGTTACTAAAGGCTTTATTTTAAGTCTTGGTTGTATTAAAAAAGGTTTACTTAAATCGCCAAATCCTAATAATTCAGGTAAATTACCCAAAGTATTATTATTTGTTCGTTCTAATTTCGGTTTAACTTTAACCGCTTTTTCGATTGCCGAACCAAAACTACCCTGAAGTTTGGCCCCTTTTTCTAATTGCTCATTTGTGTACTGAACTAAATTTAAATTCCTTTCGGTTAAAATGTTAGTATCAGTCTTTAAATTCCTTATTTGTTCCGCTATTACGGCTGTTCTTTCTTCTGCTTTAGCCGCTCTATCAGCCAAACCAATTGCTGCAGCCGCTAATTTTGGATCTTTTAATTGGTTTAAGGCTTTAGCTGATATCGCTCTTTCCCTATCGTAACCAACTAATAAATCATTTATCTTTTGTTCGTTTTCTAACTGTCTATTTGAGTTTTTGGTAATTATATCAGCCGCAGCTCTAGCTTTTGCAGTTGCTAAAATAGATGTAGTTAGTTTATCGTATGATTCCCTTGTTTTTTCAGATACTTGTTGTTCGAACTTTAAGTTGCCGAAATATTGAGGGTAAGCCTCCTGTAATTGCTTATAAGCCGATTGCCTTGTTGTTAATGATAAATTAGCATTCGTATAAGCTCCGTACAAAAGTTTTAAATCAGTTAACTCCTTTGTAGCCCCTTGCGAACCTTTTAATCTTGCTTGCGTAACTTGATCTAAAGTTGAAATATAATCTTCTGTTACCTTTTTAGCGTTCGAAGTTTCTTTATTGGCTCGTTGTTGGTATTGTTGGTAAATTACAATAGCTGAACCTACTAAAGATAAAGCAAACCCAAACCCAGCAGGGCCTAATAATTGAGAAGTTAAAGCTTTAAAAGCTAATGAACTACTGCCTGTTTCTTTTTGTAATCTTTGAAAGCTTTCTAATAATGGATTTAAGTTGTTTTGAATACCTACAAAACCAAATGGTGCATCCTGAGCTACACGACCTAAATTTGTTAAAGCGAATGCAGCTTGGTCGCTACCCTTAACTATTGCCTTTCCGCTTGTTGCGGATGCCACAGCGGCTTTTGCTAGAGATTTGGAAACCGTATTAGATGAACGCTCAACATCGTTAGCTAATTTTTCAAAACCTTTATCTACATCGTTTAAAGCTTTTTGAGTTGCGGAATCCCATTTTCCAGCCTCTTTTACAGCTTGGTTAAATCCATCACGTAAGGCATCAATCTTTGCCGTTAATTCTACCGATAGTTGAGCATCTGCCATTACGTTATTCCTCTTTGTTTTTTAAACGCTTCTAAGGTTTTTTGAACTTTAGATTTAGTAATTGTATTTCTTTGAACAGCTTTTTTTACTGTATCTGCATTAGGCCATATATCTTCAATATCAATTTTACTATTAGGCGGTGTATTGATTACGTATAAATGAAATGCAAGCTTCCTAAAGTAGTTTTCTGTATTTATATTCTTCCTTGCAAATCCTTTAGCTTTTATTTCAAACTGAAATGGGGTTAACTCCGCTAATTCTCTCGGTGATAACCCCATCTGCCCGTAAGCGAACTCTAATATTTTTAAATGACCAATTTCAGGGTCTACTTCTTTTTGGTTTTTACTTCTGGTGTTTCTGCTTTTTTTTTCTGCTCTAAAGCAAATTCAACAGCTCTTTTTTGAAAGTCTTTACCCCATTTAGATTGGTTATAAGTATCCCAAATCTGCAAAGAAACTTCATCGAAATTATCTTGATCTGCCATTTCTGAAACTAACATAACAGCCTCTTGATAAGTTGGCATTTGAGTATAGCTAAGCATAGCCTCGCCATACATACCCGAATAAACCAAATCGGTAAATATCTTAGCGTTATTGCCTGTTGTATTCTTAAAAAATGCCTGCTCAAATTCCATCGTAGCGTAATAGTTCATCACTAAACGTTTTTTGCCAGATGGAACAGTAATTTCAATTATTCCGTTCATACTATGGTGTTGCTGGAGTAATAAACAATTGACCTACGCCTTTGAATGATACTGTAAAAGTGTAAGCATCAGCATTTGGAGCAGTTTCCGAGTAAGAAGTAATAAATACTTTTCCCTCTCTTACAACTGTATTTGTAGGATCGGTTAAACGTAAAAAGAAGATTTCCTTAGTTGTAGCTAATTCGATAATCTTTTGGTAATTAATACGTGTTGTTGCTTCTCCTGTTTCGAGCGTAACGGCTTGACCATCGCCCGACATAGTCCAAGATGATAAACCTGGAATAGATGTAGCATTACCGCCATCGCACTTATTCGAAGTGTCCTGCTCTGCTACAGTAAATTCTACACCGTTAGAAGTTAAGCACGCCAACAGTTTATAGTTAGCATCTGTACCTCTGGTATTTGTCGCTACAGCTGTGGTATCATCCACCTCCAGAGCATAAGTTGTACCTAATAAAGTTGTTGACATTTCTTTTGGTTTTATTTTATCGTAAATGTAACACTTTCGATACAAATCTACAAATATTTAATTTTTGGTTTACATTTGAGGTATGAACAACTACGAACTACTATTAACATCAACTGTTTGCCTAATTGCATTCTACAAATTTGGCATGAACGTAATTAAAAGGTTTTAACAATGGAAACGTTGAAAACAATATTCGCTTTCATTGGTGTATTATGTGCCTTTTCGGCATTCTTAGTACTTGGGTATGCAGCCGTTCAGTCGAAACCAAAAAGTAAAAACCCGATACATTTTAATAAGCCAGATAATGATTAAAGTTACTTTTAAAAATCCACAAAGCTTATTTTATGGAGGCAAATATCAAAGCATATCCGAAATAGAATTAAAAGAAATAACATATTCAGATACTGATAAATTTAATATTGTATTGGTTAATAATGCTTTTTTGCATATATCTAAATCTTACTCTAAATTAACCATCAAATCAATCGAACACGTTAAACCAACTGAGCTATGAGATACGGATCAGATGCATGGGATTTAGCTTTTTATAGTACTACAGAACACGAATTTATGTCAGATTTTAAATCAATTAAACAATGTGTGTTCTATAATTTGAAAAGAATTGAAGAAATTATAAATCAATTGGAATTAGATAAAATAGAATATAGACAAATAACTTTCGGAACGCCTTATTCAAACAACATAAATTATGATGCAGAAATTAGCGCAAGTAAAGAAGCTTTCGACTTTCTGCTTTCAAGATATAACATGGTTAGTTTGTATACTTAGCTTGTAGATGATTAATATTTTTTTTATAGGGTGTTTATACTGGCTTGTTATCGGATGATGCAAGCCTTTCTTGTATCCAGATGCCGCGTAAGTAAAGTATCTTTTTCTTAGTCCATACACAAGGGTTGAAAGGCATGGGATAGATTAACTCTGCTTGCTGTTCTAGGGTCATTGGCTTATATTCGAAACAAGTATTAGCTGATTGATCCAAATTCTCGATTCGTTCTCGTTAAAGTTTAGATTTCGAGTGCCGATTAATTCAGATTTCCAAACATCCATATTAGGGATAGTTAGGTTTGATTTATAAAATTCATTAGGGAATAAAATACCTAAAACTACGTTGGCTATTTCTTCGGCAACTTTACTTCCGCCTTTGCCAGCTGGATAAACCGTTGTTATTTGTATCTGAATACTATCTTCGTTGTTTCGGTGGCACTTAGGGCTATTGTCATTACTTGTTTGATTAAGCAGAATTATATAAGCCTCAAAAGTAGGAAATACCGCTTTCTTGTTCGTACTCGTTTCTTGCAAATATTCTTCAAACACACCAATACGTTTATATTGATACTGAACGTTATTTAAAGCGTTTACAATTGCGGTTCGATATGGAAGTGTGGTAATTTGCATTTTATTTTCTTAAAGGTGTTTCTATAGCTTTTTCAATACTCCATCCGCAATAATCTATCCTGCTCCTGAATGTAGCCCATTTAATATTAAATCTATCACTAATTTCAGCAATACACATTTTTTCTCCTTTGTATAAAAAAACTCTATTATTCCTTTTATTTCTTGAGTTTGTTTTTCTGTTCACAAACCTACAATTTTTAGGCTCATAATTGCCGTTATTATCTATCCTGTCAATTTGCAAGCCTTTTTCATGCCCATTTTCAATACACCATTCAACAAAGCAGCCTATGTCTTTAAGCCATGCATCACACATTATAATTCCCCTACCTCCATAATCTACATATCTTTGCTGCATTTCATCATAACACCTTCTTTTTATGTTTATATATAGATTATAAATAACTCTATTATTTTTGGAATAACTATGTTTTGTGTTTCTTTGAGCTATACTATTTGACCTTGTTTCTGAATTTAAACATCCGCATGATTTACAATGATTAGATTTAACTGCATTGTAGCTTTTTTCAACCTCATTTCCGCAATCGCATTTAAATACACAAAATCTCCTTTTATTTTTAGATTTTGCATCCCTCAAATATCTTAAACGATTAAATTTTGTTCCTACTTCAATATTTATTAACTTTCCCATATCTTAATTATTTAGCAATACTAAGATACAAAAAAGCCCTGCTATTTAAAAAATACAGGGCTTTTATATTTTCAATTTTTCCAATGCCTTTTTTAGGTCTTTTACGTATTCTATTTTTCCTTTTAAAAATGCAGGCAACAAGTATGGCTTACCTATAATCCTCCCTTCGCCATTGACGAAAAATTTGCGGGCCTGGGCAGCCCATTCAGCAGGAACTGTCGCTAAATAACGAGCGGCATCTTGTCCTGTAGAAAACTCTACGTATGCTGCTATATCTCCTGCGGATCTTTCTACGAAAACAGATCCACTATATTTGGTTTTCATTTCGTAGCCTATAGCTCCAGATATTGATGAACTACCCCTGCGTTTAGGGCTAATTTTAGACTGACTTATAGGCCCGTCAAGTGTGTTTATAAGCGAACCACCATCGGGTGCGTTTCTTATTGCATCTAGTTCTATTTCTCCTAAATGGTATTCTGTCAACTCCGTTACCTCCTGTTGAAAGTCTTTACTGAGCTTATTAAGCTTATCGGCAAACTGCTTAAATCCATCAATATTTGACATTATCTAGTTGGTAAAGTGGTTGCAATCGCTAATATTTCAAGAAATTCTTTGTAAATGAAATCTGGTATTGCTTGATTTACACGAAACACTTCTCCGCGCCATTTAATAATCATATCCTCAACAACAAACTTATCATCCCGATAACGAACCTTAAATTTAACAACAGGCTTTAAACGCTCTTGATTAGCTTCTAAATTACGTGAGGCTTTTAATTGTCTAACTTCTGCAGATGTTGACCAATATAAAACCTCTTGCGGCGTCACACCCCCTGCTCCATCTGAAACATCTTCGTACTTGAATATTTCTATACGCTGATTTAAAAAGCCGCTTTCCATTATAATACTAAGTTTTTAGAAAACCCTTTAGCCATCATTGCTGCATAAGGTGCAATTGTTTTTGTTTCTGGCAATCCTTTGTTTTTATACATAAAATCTACCTGAGCAAGTAAAGCAAGTTTTAGCCCTTTTGGAAGCGAATCATAACCTGTATTATAAATAGCCGTATAAACACTTTCGCAATCAGCAGCAGTAAACGACCAAGGCTCTGCGTATGATCTATCAATTGAATAAAACCACTCAATACCTCCAGTATTTAATGAGTTAATGTAAATAAGTTTATTTGCTCCATTGCTCAAAGTATATTCATCTGTTGATACAGCAACGTTATCTTTATCAACAATACTCACTAAAGCTCCATTAGGCGTTAAAGGTAATTTTAAAGGATTTCCATTCCATTCTAATTTAACGTCACGATTAGCAAGCCCAACATTCAGGTATTGTTCCAATCGTTCCCTTGCGGCTGATATAAACGTTTGCAGCTCGAAATCTTCCGACGAGTAATCAGCATCAATACGCATATAAGCCTTAACCTCCTCTAAAGTTACCGCTTCGGAATAATCAGAATCAACATCTTGAATGTTATACATTATTTCTTAGATTTAGCTTTTTTAGCTGGTTTTTCTTCTACTTCTTCGCCTTCTTGCAGCTTATTTATTTCCGCTATAGCTTCTAATTTTTTGCCCTCAGTATCTAAACCTGCCGCAATACGTTCGGCTTTATCTTGCTCAGTTTCAGTAATCTCCGCATCCTTAGGGGCCTTATTAACCAACTTATGCAAAGTAAGATAATCAAAATCAGCTTGCGAGCCAGCATCAAACACGTCGCCTGGATCGTAAATTCTTGAAGTCTTAGCGAATAAGAAACGCATGTTTGATTTTACTAAGAATTGTTCTTTTTCCATTTTATTGAAATTAGTTTATGTAAATGTAAGTAAAGTTTGATTAAATAAAAAACCCCTGCCATAAAGACAAGGGTTTTTATTACTTATAGTTATTTTACTAACTATGGTTTAGTTATCGCTGTAATCGCAGTTGCGAACGATCCTTTAACGAAAGCGTTAACCCAATTCGATTTAACGAATAGAACCGCTCTCATTTCAGCTAAGATAGTTACTAAGTTTTTAATAAAATCATCATTAACATAACCGATTTGGATATTTACATCCTCACGAATAGCTAATGTAGCTTTTTTGAAATCTCCAACTAAGAATGTGCCAACTGTAACACCGTTATTTGCAACAACACGTAAGCCAGCAACAGTCATACCGTCAGCAGAACTAAATGGAGGCATTAAATACATTCCGTTAGCATCTTTGGTTAACTGCATTGCATAGTAATCAGCAGGATTAATAACAACCGCATCAGCTGTAAAATTAGCGGCTGAAATTTGAGCTACAGCAGCCATTAAAACGTCAAAACGATTTGGAGTTGCTACCAATAATGCTAATGTCGAAACAGCAGCAAAATTAGGCGCAACAGTTAAAATACCTTTTAAGTTTGGAGAAACACCATCGCCAGATAAAATTTGCTCATCTAATTTCAAAGCAACTAACTCACGAAGCTCGGTGTTGATCTCGCCTTGTAAGAATTTAATATCTGCTAAAGCTTCTTTCGACACTTTAATCCAAACAGCGATTTTTTCTACTTTTGCAGTAGCCTCAACGATATCGAAATCTGTTTGAGGTTTAGTTGCACCCTCTGCAACGGTTCCAGCAACACCTGGATCAGCATTCTTTTGCTCAGCCCAAGCAATATACATGTTATCAGTCGTAATAATACGAACCAATTCACGCATAAATGGCTGACGTCTTTGAATACGTGCAAATTCAGAATCCCAATTGGTTAAACCAATTGTACCTGTATAGTTAGTGCTGATTTGCATTGTACCAGCAGCCTTCATTGTGAAGTTTACAGAGCCTTTTGCGTTATCCTGTAATCCTTTTAACTGCTCTTTGTTGGTTTCAACGTAATCTTTCAATTCAGCTTCAAAAGATTTTACTGTAGCGGCATCGCCGTTTTGCAATCCTTTAACAACCTTAGCAACGCTATCGTGTTGTTTTTGCATTTCTTCAAGAATAGTCTCTAAAGCTTTTTCTTGATTGTCTGCCGAATCTTTTAATTTAAGAGATTTGAAAGCTTCTTTTGCGATTTCCTCGATTAAAGCTTTTGCCTCGTCCGTTCCAACTTCAACCTTAAGCAATTTTGCTAGGTTGTGGGCCACGTATTTTTGAGCTGCATCTTCAGCAGACTCTTTAACTACTTTTAAAGCAGCTTCTTTTTCTTGTTCTGGGGTTAAGTTATCCGCCATGATTTCTTTTAATTAAATAATGAATAAAATGATTTAACTTCTTGACTGCTCTTTGGCGGGTCTATTTCCTGAGTGACTTTAGTCGGCTCAATATTGTAAATATTTCCAGTAACAGGATTGCTGCCGAAAATAACTAAACTACTTTCTCTGACATTTTTCGCCTCTTTAATAACAAAGAAATAAGGAATATAATCAAAGTCATCTTTGTTGGCTATGATAGGCAAATATTCATCATAACGCTCTTTCGCTTTAATATCTTCTGGCGCATTTGAATCCATTGCAAATTCAATAACAACATACTGCATTCTTACGCTTGCCTCAATACTATCGCCGCTTTCAAGCCATTGTTTAACTTTATCGTGTATGATTTTATCTTTTGGTATTTGATAGATTAAAGCCTCTGTATCTCCTGAGTACTCATACCCAAGCATTGAAAAAGGTAACTTCGCAGTAAACATTTTTATATGCTCCTTGCGAACAATTACACTATCAATACATAACTCATGGTCAGCAACCAAATAAACATTTCCTTGTTGTTCTTTTACAGATTTACCCCATAATCCATTTACGTGCAAATCTTCATGACTATCTAAAACTAAAGTTGTGTTTACCGCTATATAATAATAGCCATCCTCAATTTTTATAGCTTTAATCTGATTTGCGAACTTTGATAAATCCAAAGACTTACAATTAACAGTCAATCCTTTTTCGCATGATTTTTGAATATCAGCCTTTTTTAAGTCGATTATTCCGTCAATGTTTTTTCTGAAGTCTGCAAATAAGTTATCCAAACTTGCATATTCTTTTTTAGGAAAATAACTGCTTTTGATTACGCTCACTTTTTTAGTGGTTTATTAATGTAAGTCAATTTTTTATCAACAACTTCTTTTAGCTTTTGGTCATTGGTACATGATTTAACATCCTCTAAATGTTTAATCGATTCTTTTTCCTTTGATTTATCGCTCATAAAACAAATGTAACAAATATTTTACAATTACAAATTTATTATTTCATGATGCTCCTGATAACTTGCCGTCGATTATACGCCCTCGTTTAACATAGGCGTTATACCTATTTTGGCTCATTAATGACTGAGTACAACGACATCTAATCCTGTTTTTGGCAGACAATTTTATATCGCCTGGCCTTAGACATTCTTCATCAGATTGCCCTTGCGCCGATAAAACGTATTTATCATCAATAGGAATTATAGTGTCGTTTTCGTGTATATGTGAGGGCCTTTCTTTAATATCGTTACGGCCTAACCAAACTTTATATCCTCCTCCGCCTTGCTCATCAATCCACGATCTTGCGCCAACTTCTTTTCCTAAATTACTTAAGGTCGTTGCCTCTGTTCTACTAATTGTGTTTGTTCTTAATTTTAGCTTACCATTCAATAGTTTTTCAAACAACCTAATCGAACCGTCACGATCGATACCTAAAGCATTTGCATCACCTAAAGCCTGGGTAATTATATCGACAGTAGTTTGATTTAATTCTCTTTGAATCCCGTAGACATAGTTAAGTGCATAATCACGAAATGTGGTTTGCCATATATCGACTAAAAACTCTATTGCAGATGCTTTGTTAGCTTCTAAACCTCTTTGACGATAATACTCTTGCTTGGCTATTTTCAAAGGCAATTCCGAATAAGCTTTTTGATAGGCTATATTCCAGACGTTTTCGTTTATTAATGCAGATGGATTGCTTTCAGTTCCGTATTTGCGTACGTGATCTAAAACGGGCGCAACAGAATCGTTTAAGGCTTTACGTAATATTGGCACTAAAGATTTTTCAGCGATTCTTTGCTGTCTTTCCCATAGCTTCCGCTCTATTCTAAACTCCTTCAGCATCGTCGATATTGTTTTTATTTAATTCAGAATCTAATTCACTTGTATCGGCTGCTAAGATAAAGCCAGCTTCTAATCCAGCGTTAAAAGCTTTAATCAACAAAGTCGCATCAAATTCTAATATAGCCATTATAAAGATGTTGCGTTTGGATCTACTTGCAATTCTCCACCAATCAGATCATCTAAATTCATTAACCCAGTAGGAGCTAAAATAACAGATCCATTATCTCCGTCGATATCATCCCATCCGAATACCGAACGAGTTTCATTGATGGTTAATAAAGGCGTTCCATAAACCTCTTTCATTAATTTCAAATCTGGAGCAAGCTCACTAAATTCGGTTATATCGGTACAGGCAATAATATCAGGCCACCATTGTTTAACGGTTTGATTTAATTTCTGATCAAATTTCCTTATTTCTGGAATTGCAGTGTTTGTAACTAAAGATTTATAGCCAACAATAATCGAGTTTTCTGACACGCTTGACGCAGCAGGGGATAAAGCCCATGGTACGCCAACTGTAGCGTAAATATTTTTCCAGCTTGAATCTTCTGATTTAACTAATTCTAATTCAGCTAAAGTATCTCCATAGTTTTGAGGATTAACATATCCATTAGTCCAGTATTGCCTACGATTATTTTGAGAACCAGACATTAATCTTTCCTGACTATCCCTAACTGCTGTCATTTGCTCAGCCGTCATTTTCTCGACTACTTCCCCCTGATTGTCTACGGCGATATCAGAACTAAACATAGTTCCTCTGCCACCATTAACGAACGCAGCGCCCTGAGCTAAGGTATTTTGATTACTTAGGTTAATATCTGCTTTTGCAACCTCATCTATTCCGAAACCTTTTAAGCTCGATATATTAGGATTCCAATGTTTAAGATGCAGCATTCTGTCTTTTGAAATTGGCACCTGAGTACCGTCCCATGCGGTATAAATGTAACTCTCAATATTGTCGAATTTGTCTTTTGACTGTACCGCCTCTACTCGGTTACGATTAAGTGAATGTACTGCGATAGGCTGCTGATTACGGCTTAAGTCCCCTAATCCCTCGAAAAACAAATATCCATCGCCAAAGGTATAGTTGTGCCAGAAATCCTGCGTTAATTCAATGCCTGATTGATAGCTATTAGGATTATCAAATAAAGCGTTTAGCGGATGGTTTTCAACTTCTTCTAATGATTGCGCTTTTATTAAAGCCCTTTGCTCATTGCTAATCGTTTTACTGTAAAACTTATTAAACTTCCTTTCCGAACCTGTTGCTTTCTTTTTGCTAAACATTATCGGAGCTTCAGTAAGCTTATTAACCAAAATGTTTGTAGCAGAATAAAAAATCTTATTGTTATAAGCACTCATGCCATCTAAGCCAATTTGAAAGCGACTACCCATTACAAACGGTAATATCGGATAGTTAGGCAAAGACTTGCTTAATTTTTCTGTTGACTTGCTTAATAGCGTTTGCCAGGCTTTTTTGATTTGCATCCCCAAATGTAAATATTTAGTTACATTAATGCAATATAGCAAATTATGAACTCATTACGGTTCTTTCTTTCTTTTCTGGAGCAATTTCTGGTAACATCCTCATCATAACCATATCGGATATATCAGGTGAACGTCCTAATAACTCTTTTACTTTGTCTTTTGGAACAACTTGTTTTTTACCATCCTTATCCATATCCTTTTGCTTAACCTGTTCAAATTCTTCAATTAAACGAGCTATAAACTCTGGCTCATCTGAATGAACGTATAATAGATTTGAACGCACTATATCAGCTAATTTAAAGTAGCATTGAGATTTTAGATTATTGAAGTTCTCTCCGTATAAAGGCGATGAATTGTTTACAAAACCTTTGCATTTTAACTGATCCACTACACCGCCACCTACGCCATCTTCATCAACTATAATTTGAGATAACGGTATTTCGTATTGTTGTGACAACTCTAAAATTACAGATGTAACCCATGTTGTCGGCTTTTTGGTAAGCTCAACATATTTAATTAATCGTAATCCATCCCATACGCCAATCATAGTGCTATCATCCCCAAAACGGGCAATATCAGCGGTTATATATCTTTTACCACCTTTAACGAACTTGTTGGTAAAAACATTATTAATATCGTCTATTGACATTAAAGCTGCAGGATCATCGTCATACTCCCAATCTCCATAATATAGCCTTTGCTTGCTGTTTTTATCAAGCCTAAGCAATGATTGCAAATAAGATGGGTGTAAGTGTGGGTTATCGGTCGGTAAAGCTTGTATGAACTTTCTATAATCTTGTAAAGTCTTTTCTTTTGATGGTTTGTAGAAATTAGTATAAGTCCAGTTTTTTGATGGATTGCAAGTGCCTAACATTTTAGGCATTAAATCAAAGTCTTTTAATTTATAACGAATACGGGATTTAACTATTTGCCATGCTTTGTAAACAATCTGGTTACACTCATCGACTACCGCCCCTGTTATCTCTAATGAACCTAAGGCATCAAAATTTGGGTCTGCTGGGTAAAGGAATAAATCTTTTAATAAAATGTCGCTTCCATTTTTCCAATGAATGATATTTTCCTGAGCATTAAACTTGTATTGGCTTGATAATTTAAGTTTAGATGATAATTCAAAGAAAGTATTTAGGGTGGTTTCTTTTAGCGTTTTAAGCTTTGATCGGCCCATAAGCCAACGGCTACCTGGGTAATTCTGTGATTGCTCAATTAGATATAAACAATCTAAAGCTGATTTTCCGCCGCCAGCGGCCCCGCCATAAAGTATTTCCTCGGTAACTTTATCTTTTAAGTAAAATACAGCGTGTTGCTGTTTAAGAAGTAGCTGCATTTGGGTCTATGCCTCCCCCTAAATTTATAATGTTTGTTGTTTCAGCTTTTGATTGGTCGTTATCCTTTTCGAACCATCCGAAGTGGCGGCCGATTTTATCTAAGGCATTAAGCTTATCGTTTAACTTAAACTCAACAGTTGTTTTACTGCCTCCCTCAAATTCGGTAACAGTTTTTTTAACTGAGTTTAAGGACCGTGCTTTTGATCTATCGATTTGCGAAAGGTCTTTTATTGAGTTATCCTCAGATATGAAATCCTGAACATTACTAAAAGCATTTTCTTCCAATTCAGATAGCCATCGATCTTTTGTAATTGAATGATTTTCTGCAGCTTTTACTCTTAATGACTGGATATACTCTTGAACTTCTGGTTCTTGAAGTAAATTATAAGCAATTTGATCTGCTGTTTTTTTTGAATAACCAGAGTAAACCGCTGATTCTCCGCCTTTTAACGTTTCAAACCACCTATCAGCAAACTTTTTCTTTTTCTCGGTTAACGCCATTTAATTCTAAATATTTCTAAACCACATCTAAACCCAAATATACGAATTAAAACTACTTTTCAATAATTTTGATATTATACATTGCCTCGACAATTTTCTTCTTTAAATTATAGACTGTTGTTTTAATTCCCTTGACATCTTCTAAATCAATTCTACCATCTGAATAGTAAACCTTAAAATCTGCCTTGTAAAAGCCGCAAAACTTTGAGTTGATTATTATGTCGTATCTCGGTTGTAATTCGATTTTAATAACACTTCCTGCCTTTTGAAGTATCATCAATTGCTTATACCTAGCACACTCTTTTAAAGAATCAAACTTAATTCCATCGAATACAACTTTTTTGGCTTTGTATTTTGATTTTTTAGGTTTTAGCTTTTTAAATTCGGCTACGGTTATTACCTCATTCATCGGTTCCCTTTTCTGTTTTATGTTCTACTTGCAAACTCAGGGCTATCGATATAATTTTTAAATTCGCTCCAATATTTTTCAACAATATCTTTACATGATAGGGCTGGTAATGAAACTGATTTACTAAAATTTCTTATTGCTAAAGTCATTAATTGTAAATCGTCGTCATATCCTCTGTCCAAGAGAAAGCATCTAACCTGTCTCTTTTGACCTCCGTGCTTTTTAGTATTGCTATTCCAACCTAAAGTATTTGACTTCATTGGATCTGCTGAATTTTTATGTGTTGCTCCCATCTTACTTTAAATTGTTTATAAATCTGTTAGGATATACTTTTTTTAATACATCAAATTGTTCAATAGCATGGTCTAAGCAATTCCAACCTCCGTTTTCCCAATTTACTATTGCTGTCCCGCATTTAAAGTCGTAGTTTGTTATTGTAGCCGTATGCTTAGGATTTAATCTATCTACAAGCTCTAAGCCTATTAACTCATTAGAATTTACTCTCCAAAACTTATTAAGGTTATGATTAATGTTAAACTTCTTGTCAAAACCTTCTCCTGTATATTCTACTCGCTTTTCCATCTTCTTTATTCCTTTAATAAATTAAACTTTGTCTTTTAGAGTTGTTAGTACTGCTTTTACTCCGTCCAAATAAAGAACATCCCTAAGCGATTCAGAGGGTTTCAATCTATGAAATTCTGCAACTGCCTCATCAAGCTTTGCGTTGGCGTATAGCTTCATGGCTTTTAAGCATAACTTCACATTTATATAATCAGGATTATTTCCTGTTATGTCTGATAATATTTCTTCTGGTTTTTTCATAATCCCGATGTGTTAAATTCTTCGCCTGTTAAACTGTAATAAAGATTTTGAAGCTGGTGGAGGTGTTTCATTTCGATATTTTGCCACTCAAACTCAAATATCCCTGTCCAAGATGAAAAATTAATGGTTATATCGCCTTTTGTGAACCACCAATGATTGCCATCGTCTGAACCGCTTTCAAACCCACACTTCAATAGTATTTCTTCTGATAATAGAATTGGTGATTTAATAATTTCATCAATCGAAATAGCTACATCTGGTTCAATAAAAGAAAACTCTTTTAAACCCCAAACAAAAGGCTTATCATCATATCCAATGAATATGTTGCCTACTCGAATTTCATTTGCTTTCATACCTGTAAATTTACCTTTTAATTCAATGCGGTTTTGTAACTTTATTGTTAGAAAGGACAGTCGTCAGAAAATGCACTATTAGCTTCAATTAATCTAACAAAATTTGAAACTTTTACTTCTTTATTTTTAACTGGCAAATTCTGAATAAATAAAATCTCTTTTCTAATTCTTCTTGCGTTAATAATCTTTTTATGATTCCCAATCGGGTCGAAATACTCCAAACATAATGCGAATATTTCCAAGCTAAAGTTTGATTTTTGCATATTACAATTCTTACAACAAAGCATCGTTAAATTACCTCCTTTGCTCTTTGCAATTAAGTGATCTCTTGATCTGCTTTTTTCGGTTAGCTCAATTTCGCAATAACAACACCTCTCAATCATAATCACTTCGTGTTACTTGGTTTCAAAATAAAATATTCCGTTAAATGGTTTATCTGGAGTTATACCAAATAAATCTGCAACGGTATTCATGTAAACTATTCTTTTCTTAGTCGATTCTACAGTTGTTTTTTTAGGTAGATTAGATAATCGGATATGAAATGTCTTCATATAATTACGGAATCCTTCAAGGTCATTACATCGCTTGTAGTGGTTAACTATTCTTATTGCAGGCATAAGGTTTTCAATACAATCTACCTCTTTTAATCTTTTCACGTACTCATCTCTGTCTTTACATTCTTTCATTATTGAATATCCAAAACGCTGCTTTGATAACATATGGTCAACTTGCCATTTATCATCTAAAGGCTTGCCAGTGTAAGCGCATTTGCCATCAAATTTATTAAATACCGCCTGTCTATCTATTTTCATTACTTGGTTTCTTTTGGTTGATTAACTCTTGCTTCGATATATTCGTTTACATCTAACATCTTGCCATCGTATTTAACGAACTTTTTACCTGGTTCATCGCCTTGCAATTCATGAAGATTATTAAAATCGTTAATAAGCCCATTAAAATACTTTTGCTCCTCAGATATTTCGATTTGTTTAAAAACAGTTTCTTTTTTACCTAAATCAGTAATTAAAGCTTTTACATTTTCTGGCATTGGTACGCCTTTTTGATTTGATAAAATATCTTTTTCAATTCGTTTTGCCTCGTTTCTTCTTTCTGTTTCAACATCTGCAGAAAACTCTAAATCGAATTGCTCTAGCCAAGAGAAAATAACCTGACCATCTATCCTGTCGTATTGCTTGCCGAAATACCCTTTTTTAGCCCGATTAAAGCACAAAACAAAATGATCTATCTTATAGTGCCAGTAATCTTCTAAAATCAAATTAACGGTTTGCATTACCTGATTGTTGCTCATAGATTTTCCAACACTTAAAAAGTCTGCCGTATCAATTATTAGCAAAGTCAATAACGCTTTTACGTATGATTCTCCTTTTTCAACTTTCAGCTTTGCCATCGATGAATTTTTCGAATTCAGTAGCTCGATTGAATTTTTAGGTTTAACTGTTTCTAATAATTTCGAAAGCTGCTGCTCTAAGTTCTGCCCGTTCTGATTTGAGGTCGTTGTGATTTCTTGATTTGGTTGCATTTTTTTCTTTTAAATATTTTTGATATGATTCGTTTGTGTTTGGAAATACAACTCCTTTGTAACTTCCAGCTATCGCACTTTCGATTAAAGCAATAGAAAAGACTTCATCGAATTTCATTAATCTTTTTAAATTGTAATCGTATGCATTTTGATCTTTCTTTTTCCAATTTTCAGATTGAATAAGTATAAACCATTCTTTTTTAAAATCATTACCAAAAACACACTTACAATTTTCAAAAGATTTTCTGGCAATTTCTTGAAATTGCTCAATAGTTCTTTTAGTATTACTCTTTTTTTCTTTAACAATTACATTATCACTAACACTATCTTTAACACTATCACTTACAATAACACTATCAGGTTTTCTGGGTTCTAAAATAACCTGATGGGTTTCTTTGGGTTCTTGTGGGTTTGTGTTTAATGGAGGTCTTCCGCCTTTAAGTCCGTTTAAACGGCTTCTTTCTGCTCTTTCCTCCCATTTAACTAAATCTCTTTTTAAAGTATTTTGAATATCTAAAAATGAAACTTTAGTTATTTTATCTGGAAATTCAGGATTTAAATCGTTTATATACCTAAAGAAATGTTTTATTAATCGTCCAGCTTCATCATCTTCTAAGGCTTCGAATTTGTCTATCCAATCAGCATAAACAAGTACACCGTTTTTGTTTTCGGCCATTACGCAAACCCTAAATTTTCAGAAATAAGATACCAGTTACCATCTAAATGCCTTTGCCACTCTCCGCCACGCAAAGGAAGAAATAAAATTACTCGGTAATCGCTTTCATGATCTTCACAAACCTCTTTTTCAATGTCTAGTAATGTTTTAGCTCCATGAAATTCATCGATTTGTTTCGCTTCATAATAAACATATCCGTTTTTGGTAACGGTATAACCGCCAAAACCATTGTATAAACGAGTTTCATAACTCAAAACTTTGTTGTTGCCAGGACAGCACAAACAACCTACATGAGTAGATTTAATTGGCTCTAAATAGATTATTTTTTTCATAAAATAAAAATGCCTTGTTAGCCTTTCCCGTCTTCGAACTCGGTAATCAGCCAACAAGGCAATAAATGTCTTTGGTTTGCCGCTTTAAATTCGAAGACTGCGACCGTTTATTTTACCCCACTAATATACGAAAATTATTCCTGATCGTCAATATCTAATTTAATATTTTCTACTATGTTAAGTTTTAACCATTCATCAGGGATGTTTCTGTTTAGAGAATTGCCTCCTACTTCTTTCCAGTAACATCCTTTCCAAAATAAAAATGACCAGTTAACTTTTATGTATAATAAAAAATACCATTTACTAAAAAATCCGCTATACTTTTCGACAATTTTATACTCCTTTTTCATTTTGGCTGCTTTAAATAATAAGTATTAAATCTTTTCTTGTTTGCGTTAAAAGTTGGCTCTGAAATAATATCCAATCCTTCACGTTTAAGCATCGAAATGTATTTTCTTAAATCTACGGTTCGACAATATTTAATTGCCGTTAGAGCCGTTAATTTTGCGCCTCCCATCAAGCAAAGTCTTACCCTCGATAGGTTTGTTTCGATTTGATCGTTCATATCTAATTTTTTTAAGTTTCAAATATTCTTGCCAACTGTACTCAGTCACAAGCAAGTTTCCTATGTAGTAGCGGAGCATTAGAATAGTTTCGATACGTTTAATTCTTGGCCTGTTAATGCGAAGTAAATGTTTTGAAGTTGGTGTAGGTGTTGCAATCTAACATCATCATAAAAAACACAATAAAAACCGCTTTTTGTAACATAGTCAAATCTTAAATCTTCATGGTCTATACCAACATAAAAATCAAATCCTTTAATTGAAAACGCTTTTGAATCTCCACTATCTTCGGCTACATCAAACCCAACCTTCAAAAGTATTTCTTCCGAAATTTCAAGTGGTGAGTATGGTATCGGGTTTCTCGCTATTGTAAGAATATTATTTTGGTCAATAACGAAAATGCCGTCCCGCTTACGAATAATATTACCACATCTTAACTCTCTAAAATTTATCATATATAAAATTTAATTTTTAATAAGCGTATTTAATTAAACCATTTTAATTCTGTTGTTCCTTTAAAGCCTTTTTTCCAAACATACCAAGCATAAGCTACAGCGGAACCACCGCTTGTTCGCAAGCCTTCAAAATTCCCGTTTTTAGCGCAGTTAATACGACTTGATGATATCCATATAGTTTTTGGTGGATAATCTGAAAACATTTGTTTTCTCCCTTTGCCTTCCATGAATTGAACCTTCAAAAACATTGCAACTTTAAATCCATCGGGAATGATGTTTAATGAGTGCATTATAAATTCTTTAGCTAAAGAATATGGGGGATTAGTTATTATACTTCCGTAAAACCTATTTTCTTTATGTATTTCAAGGAAATCAACACCAGTTATTCCATAACCCCTATCAATTAAATCATAAGCTATTACTTTAAATCCTTTATGAGAAATAACTTTTGCCATATGCCCTTCTCCGCAAGATGGCTCCATTATTGGAAAATCTTTATTAAAAGCTTCTAATTCCATAAGCATTTCAACTGCTTTAGGGTCTGTTGCGTAATAATCATTAACCTCTCTATCGTCTTCAGTATGATGACTACTTCCTAAATTTTTAAATACACTATTCGCATTTCCTTTCCAATCTTTCATAACTCCAAACTCAACTGCCCTGGTTTATAATTAATTAATTTCCATCTTTCTTTCAAAGCTTCTGTAGATAATATTCGGCTTACGTAATACTCTCGCTGATGTATTTGAGGCCTTGCACCGTTTTTAAAGTTTTCCATTTATTCTTTTAACTTAATAAGTGATTTAATTATTTTTGGTTGCTTCTCTAGAGGCGATATGTTGCCAGTGTATCTGCCTAAATAATACACTGGAATCCACCACTTTTCTTCCTGATAATAAAGCTTTCTTTTGTTATTTATTAAATAAAGTCCGTTTTCCATTTAGTTTTAGTTCTTTTATAAAGATTTAATTTATCTAGTTTTAATAATTCTGCCTTTAGTTTATCTCGTTTAAAAGATTCTTGTTCAAGAGAAATCATTATCAAAATTGCTTTCATATCTTGAACAGCATAGAATGTAGCTCGCATTATTTCAGCTTCTCTATATGCGTATTTAAGTATCATTTTAAAGCATAATCTTTCCCTTAACAACCTCAACCTAATTCTCCGATTTGTAACGCTTATAGCTGATCTATTAATCAATAATCCAATCTTTTCGTCAGATAGCTTGGTCCAATTATTTTTTATAACTTCATCCTCGTTTTGTTGATATGAATTATACTTTTCTTTGGTTGTCATTTGCCAATTCAAGCTGTCTTTGGGAGGTCGACCTATTCTAAGCTGCTTCATTACTCCGATTCTATAAATTGAATGATTTGACTTGCTGTAGCCTTTGGATTAGCTTTAATGAAGGCTCTAATATCATCCCTAAGAAGTTCTTTAGCGTCATTCATTAAATAGTCTAAATTCAAAAAATGACTATCTTTGCTGTAAATGAAATTTCCAAAATGATTAGGTATAAAACCATTTTCCTTTAAGTATTCGTTGTTTGTCATTACGATGTTCTTTTAACTGTTACTTTTCCGTTGCCCAATTTAATTTGCCAGTTCCAGTCTTGATACTCTAACTGGCGTTTTATCCTTGTTCTTGTGCTTTGCAAGGTTTGATAATCTGAAGGAGAAAATAGATTGCAATTTTCATCAACCTTCATATTTTTAAGTGTTTTTGCTATCATGATTCAAATATATAAACATTAATTAATTTATTAAACGTTTTTAGGTAAAATATCCGTTACAATCCGTTACAAAACAAAAACGCCCCGATAACGAGGCGAGATTGTAGAGTACAATGTTTATTAAATGCTCTAAAACCAAGCGGTAGAGCAATCCACTTTTATTGCTTATTTAAGTATTTCAAACTTTTTTAATACTTTGTAATTAAACTTGTAAGCTTTGCTAATCGTACTTATGTCTACTTCGGCATATCTTGCGAAATCTCCAAATGAATTAAAATTTAAAACTTCCATACTTTTTATGTTTTTAACAGATATTTTTATTGAATGCTTTTGATAAGTTTCAATTTTTCTATTATTACCATCTTTAAAAGCATGAATCATATTTTCTTTTGCCGTAACCCATTCTAGATTAGATAAGGTTGAATTAGTTAAAACCTTATCCTTATGGTTAACTTGTGGTTTATTTTCTGGATTAGGTATGAACGCTAAAGCAACTAGTCTATGTACAAATAAACTTTTTCTTTCGCCACAAGGAAAAGTAAGACAAACTTTAGGATAACCAGATTTACTTAGCCAAGGATTTAAAATTTTTCCTTTTCTTAAATAAGAATTTCCATTTTTGTGTTTGATTAATTTATTTAAAGATTTAATCCTACCCATATTGGAAGCCATATTAAATTTAAATCCAGGTATGATTTTCCAAATTTCTTCCATGTTTATTTTTCTAATCGACTTAATGAAAATCCTTCTTCTTTTGCTTCAATAGGATTAAGTTCTATATAATGGTGGCAATTTCTGCATACAGATAGGAAATAACTATCATCCTGTAATAAATTACCAATACGGCCTTTTTTGTGATGTATTTCTGTTGATTCAAAATTGCATCCATATAATTTAGCTTCGCAGTTTGGATTGCTTTCCAAATATGCCTCACGAACTTTTTTATATTGCCTTAGATTGGCTGATTGTTTTTTAGATACTTTTCTCATTATACACCATGATTACGTCTTTGTTCTTTTAAATCGCTTAGAATTGACCTATAGCCATCTATGCCATGAGATATTGAACGACTTAACCTTTCGGTTAGTGAAACATAATAAATCTCTTTAGATGCTCGGCCTTGAATAATAGCCTTTTTGTCGGTAGCCGTTAGTTTAGAATACTTTTCATCTTCATAAAGTAAAGCCATCTTTTCAGCGTAAACCATGCTCGCTAAACTCATCGCCTCTGCCGCAGTATCTTGAATCAGGATAAATTCTTGCAAAATCCCCGAGACTTCATCGCCATTATCCCGATCAACTCTTAATGATAAGCATTTACTTATTTCATCCGTTAACTTTTTTATTATTTCTAAGCTCATGGTTTAAAATTTAATGGTTACACTTGATTTATCGAACGATATACTGACCTTTGGCACTTCTATACCATCGCTATCAAAAATTGTATCTGATGAAGCGTTTGCGGTTTTTAATAAAGATTCTCTATCTTTTACTTTTTTAACTAAATCGTTGTAAATTGGATCTTCATCGTAATTATATTTTTTACTACCAGCTTTAGGAATAAACTCAACACCGTTTACTATTTCAGAGCCAACGAAATTAGTCCGTTCTCTTAAAGTTTTATCAGCTGAATTTATTACCTCTTTTAGCCTAGCAATATTACTAAATACTTTTTTTTCATCAACTTCGCCTTTTTCAAAAATATCATCAACTAATTTTTTACCTACAGCGACCGCTTTTGATTTAGTAAAATCTTCAGAATACATGACGGACAAATCCTCTGCCCTCATTTGTAAAAACATTTCTTTTGATGAGCCCATTATGATTTTGGTGTTAATTTTTCTTTACGAATATCTTTGCTTGCTAATAATTTAGGTTTTAAATCGGTTGGCACTAATGCCCATTCCGCAGCTAATTGAGATAAATCTTTTGCCTCATTTAATTTTTTCAAGTAATCAATCGGAGGTTCTTCTTTTAGGGCTTCTGGTATAACCCCTTTCCCTTGTTTATTTAACCTATCGTTAACATACTTGTCTAAATCCCAAATTTGTTTTTTATTTTCGTCAATACAGTACGGATAATTAGATTGTGTTTTAACTTCACTTGAAGTAACGTACTCTACACCCATTTCATAAAGAAACCTACCAATTCCCCAATTAACCGCAGCTCTTTTAGCGGCATCAGAGGCTTGGCCTTTTTCTTTATCAGCTTGGCTTTCTACGCCGCAATCACTTCTCCAATGAATGGTTCCGTCAGGCATATTAATTCCTATGTAACAAAATAAATTTCCAGAAATTTCCTCATACTTTTTCTGCCAACCATATTCGCAATGAGCATCTAAAACATCCATCACATCACGTTGGTCAATATAAGCCATAACCGTTGCGATAGCTTTTTTCTTTGAAAATGACTGCACTCTCCATTGGCTGGGTATCTGCTTTTTTAATAGTGGCAGAAGTTTTGCTAAATATTCTTTATTTGTTTCCATGTCTTTATTGATCGTTTGTGTGAGTTAAAAATGTATGAATTGATGTTTCTATCATTGACATAGCATGATTAAAACCATCTTCAAAAGTTAGGACCGAATCTTCATTTTGTTTCATTAACTTAATCCGATTGAATGAATTTTTGAATAGCTCGATGTGTTTTTTCAAATCATAGTTTTCAAACTTGGTTTTTATAATATCTTCCATAACATTAAAAAAGCCCTTCATAAAATCGGAATCTGCAACGTTTCCAATATTAATCCAGGCTGTTTAAATTTCTTAATCGCTGTTGCAGTAGCGTTATGTAAAAGTACCGTTAAAGATTTGTAGGCTAAAGGTTTTAATGTAAAACGGTTGTTACAATTCTATTTTCTCTCTAATTCCTTAATTCTATCTTCTAACTCTTTAAGTCTGGTATTTTCTTTACAGCACCTATTACACCTCAATTGAGGAAAAGGAAAAGAATAACCTGTTCTTACTGTTTCTGTTCCGCAATGCGGACATTTTGGATTACTAAACCATCCCATAATTACCCAAATTTTAAAATTAAAGCTATTGTTAAAATAAACAAAGCCATGTAAACTATCTTATCTGCTTTTGTGTTTGGCTCCCAGAATGATTTAGGGCTTTGCCTGTCTGTTTTGTGTTCGTTGTTGGTTAGCATTTTATAGAGTAATTGATTTGCAAAAATTATAAATATTTAAACACGCCTGGCAATCCACTTTTTTATTCGTTCTTTCAAGATATGCGCCAGATACAGCCCCGCTACCTTCGCTACCTAGTCCGCAAAGTGTACTATACCCAAATTCATTATGCTCAATGTGAACTTCAACACCTTCATGTTCAGCGCTTTTCTTATCCCATTTTAATTTTAAAGCTTTATTCATAATATTTTAATTTTTTCGATTTGCGAAATGAACATGCCTACAAGCAAGGATATTGCAAGGAGTTTTAGGATGAATGTTTTCATATTACTCACCTTTGTTTAAAGCCTCAATTAATGCATCAGCCATGCCTACAGCCCATTTTGCTAAATCTTCGTGAGGAGTACCGCTATTTGCGGTAAAATCTGCCGATATATAACCTTGCATTGCTAAGGACGCAAAATGTTCTCGCTTTGTTAAGCTATTTTCATTTACATGACTTTCTCCATTAGCTGTAGTGAATCCATATCCCGTTGCTGATTCGTTTGGTTCTGTTTTCATCTTATATCCCCCTGTTTTGTTGTGGTAAATTTTCAGATTTAAATTCACTCGGATTCATTGCGTTGTAGAAATCCTGGGTTACTTTAAGCCAATTCTGATCTATATAAGCTTCAGTTCCCATATCCATTTCCTTTTCGATGATATTAGGATCAATTCCTATTTTACCATTAGCCGATACAGAATAAATACTTAATGCGTTTTTCTCAACATATTTATCTAATTCAGAAATATGATAAGTTTTAACTACTTCGCCTTTATCGTTAAAATATTCGATAAGGTCTTTTGAGTTTTGAGCCGTAGCAGTAAAATCGATTGTTGCCATTTTTGTTTGTTTTAAATGTTAAGCAAATATACAGGTTGTTTTCGTAATTGCAAATTAAAAATACAAAATAATTATTTTTATTTATTTATTGTTATATTAAATATATGTTGTATATTTGCGTTAACAAAAAGGAAACAAAATGAGAACTCAACCAATAGGACAATTAAAATCAAAGAAAACAGTTTGCTGCACAATCTGTTCACAATCATTAACAAGAAAAGCTACTGTTTTAGTTTACTCGAAAGATGAAGTTGAAAACGCTAAGAAAGAATTAGCCCTAAAATTAAATAAAGAATACACTTGCAAGGTTTGTGTATCAATAGTTAAATCAGTATGTTAAACGATAATATAAAAAATAAGATACATTCAGCAGATCAAAAGCTGAATGTATTAGTTGGCTATAACGCTAACAATCTTACAACAAGTTTTAACATTCTTTTTAAGTATGGCTCTGTAGAATTAGGATATAGAAGCCAATGCGGTGCAACTCATTCGACAATGAAAACTTATAGAGAGTTTTGTAAAATATTAAAACTTCTTAAAAAAGATGGTTTTAATTTTGAAGAAGAAAACGTAAAACATGGCAATGCATACGCTACAAATAATGGCGGGTTTTGGAATAGCACAATTTTTAAATTAATAAAAGATGAATAAAGAAAAAAATACAGTCGGCAGACCGACAATTGAAAAAGATCCAAAACGTAAACAAATGAACGTTATGATTTCGGGCGTTACTCAGGAAAATGAAAAATTTAAAGAGCGCGTTAAATACATGAGCTTTAGCGCATACGTTAACAGTTTAATAGATGCAGATTTATGCGTTTAACATTAAATCAGAGACAGAACATCCTTAATGGCGAAATAAAAATTAAGGAGCAAGCTAATTACGCCTTTCATGAATTGCTTTACTCATGCAGCGAGATAGGCACGTATTTTAGCAAAAGAGGAATAAGATTTAACCGAGGTAAACAAATTAATTAAATTATGAAAACATTTGAAATAGATTTTGGCGGAAATGTGCTTGCTAAAATTGTAATTGAAGATAATGAGCCTAAAGTCGTTGCATGTATTAATGGATGGGGTCATGCTGTGGATATTGAAAAAATTGTAGTTAAAGTAATAGATAATGACTAAATCACACGCCACGCACCGCCTCGAGCAAGTAAGACTTATTTTAGGGCGCAAAATTCCAACTAAACGATTTAACAGGTTTAGTTTATTATTCACGTATTATAGAAATTTTGGAAGATGAAATCAGAAAAATTAGAAAATTCAAGCCAAGCAGATGTTTTGGCAGTTTTAAAAGAAACAGAGCAAAAATTATTGCAAGCAACGCAAAACTTTGGTCATCCTGCGTATGGATTAAGTTCGTCTACTACCATAGCAATAGACGAACTTAGAAGCGAATTATTTGATTACCTTGAAAAATAAACAGAATGAACAACTTAATTTTATTCATCATCCATCTATTTTATAAGCCTAATTACAGGCATTACGGTAAATGGATTTTTACAGTTAAAAACGATAAACTTAAATAACATGAAAACAATTTTAGTAAACGCTTCAAATTTTGGCAGGATCAAAATCGGCTCAACAGTAACAAACGGCAAAATAACTGGCGTAGTTAAGTTAAAAGAAAAAATTAAATCATTTGGATTTACTCTTTTTACAATGAAACTCGAATGTGGCGGAGTAATTCAATTTAGCAAAACTTAAACTATAAGGAAAATGGCAAAAGACAAATTAACGATTAGCCTCAAAGAAGTGGGCTACTGGTCAAAAAAATTAAACTGCAAGCCTGATGCGATAAGAATTGCAAAGGCAATTGTAGGCAACAAAACAGCCGATGTAAAGGACTTTATCGAATCGCATCGAGGTAAGGATGTAACGATTAATTCTGAAGTGTTGTGGAATGGAAAGGAGGGGTAATGAAAAATGTAATTTATAAATTTAATATTGATATATCTGATTTGCAAACTATAAACGTAAATGAGGGCGCAAGAGTTATATCTGCAAAAGAACAATCTGCTAATTTAATAACAATTTGGGTGTTAACTGATTTAGATTCAAAACAAAGGCCTAAAAATATTCAGGTTATCGGAACTGGTAATCTAATAGAATATAATGTTTCATCGAATGATTGGGATTTTGTAGATACTGTTATTATGTCTAATGGTTTAGTTTGGCATATTTTCGCTGACAAGATGTAACAAAAAAACGCCAGGCAATCGCTTGGCGTTTTAGATTAAAATAAGTTCCCAGGCTTATTATGCATTAATATCCCAATCATCAGTAATATCTACCCATTGCTTTTTCAACAAAGCCTGAATAATAATTTCAACAATTTTGGATAAGAACAATTTAATTATTGTTCCAAAAAACCCTTTAGCTTCTGATTTTAAAGAATCCTTTAAATCATCTGTAAGTAAATCAATTTTCCTACGTCTCATATATTTATTTTGATATTAAAATCACAAACAAGTAAAATAGGAGTATCGCAATAAAGCAAAGTCCTATGAATTTTTTAGCATCCATGATACAAATTTAAAGAAATAGTAACCCATTACACCTAATTCTATTGTAACAATAACGCCGACTATTTTCCAAAATCTGGCTTTCATTTTGAATCAGAATTTATATTTGTTGTTTCTGAATTTGTAATAATTGGGTTGCTCGATAAGTTTGCTATCGTTTCATCCTTTTTAGTCGTTCCAGTTGTTGATCCATAATAATAGCCAGTTGCTGCAGAACTCATTGCTACAATCGCTATAATAACCTGCGGATCTACTTTCTTTTCAATAATCAATATCGCAAAGAAATAAACATAAGCACAAATTACAATAAGTAACGCCAGTATTGGTTTTATGTTATCTGATAAAGCTTTCATGATAAGAATAATTTAGCCTCTCTTGCTCTACGCAAAGTTAAGCCTTTTAGTTCAACCTTTTTGCCTTTAATAGTTCCTTTGTTCCAAACACCAAACCAATACTCAATCGTTGCTTTATCTTTTATGCCAGCATTTATCTTCTTGAATAAAGTTGATGAAGTTCCGCCTGGTCCGACATTGTAAATAAACGACGTAAGCGCATCAAATTGATTTTGCGTAACATTTACCTTTAATCCAGATTTAACGGCAGGAACGTAACGAGATTGCAGTTTATGATTAAGTAGCTCGGTTGCTCTTGCTTCAGTAATTGGCTTATCAGTCATTTTAACAGCTACACCGTTTTCATAAACAGTTGAACCATACCCAATCGTAGGAACTCCAACCGAATCTAAATACGGCTTGCTCATAAACTTTTCTTCATTCTTAATGAAGTTAATTCCATTTGTCGAAATGTTCATTTAATAAAGTTAAACAAAACTATCGTAAAAGCAAAAAAGCACAAATCAAATCAATGACTGCGCTTTAATCGTTAAGAATAACGACAAACTTAACGAGTATCTTTGTTTTTTAAAAGCTCTTTAATTGCGTTTTCAAAAGTTTCGCTATCTGCTACTATTTTTAGCGTGTCTTTAAAATCTCCTATTGTTTTAATTAAATGTTTTACTTTTTCCTCTGCCTCCAGTAAACTTTTTCGCCTATCTTCAAGCTGATTGCATATATGAGCTTTTAGTAATTCAAAATCTGAATTATCTGTTCCCTTAAAAATATCATGTATTTTAATTAAAATAGCTTCGTCAATATCTCCATGAAAATAAGTAGGCATTTTGCTATTTTTTGATTGAAGAAAATTTTTATCTCCTTGAAAGAAATAGTAAAACTTTTTATCTAAAAAAACTAAATATTCCGTTTCTAAAATCTGTATTGTTTTCATTGTTCGTTATTTTTAACCAAACTTAATTGATTGGCACCTAGAAAGTCGCTACCCATCCGAATAGCGACCATTCCAAACAAACAAATTATCTACCTCTATAATAGATAATGAAATGGTATCAAGGAAAGGAATCGAACCTTTATAAACCATGCAGTAATACTGTCTAAACGGCTTTAATTTCTTTAGCGTCTACCATTCCGCCACCTTGATAAATTTGCAGGGATATAGTTCCCTGCTGACTGTTTAAGCTACCGCTCTAAGCGATGGATTATACATTTGTACAACTTTGCCAGTTGAATTTAAAACAATACTCTGAATAACCTAATACGTAGCCTGTCAAAACCATGCTACCCCAGCAGAAAGGCGATCATTAATCAATCCTTTCTTATTTTAGTTGGTAATGTGGAGTAGGAGGGATTCGAACCCTCGTCCAAACTAATTTCAATTAAACGTCAATGTAGTGTTTTGTGGGAAAAATAGGAATCGAACCTATGCAGTTATGATTTACAGTCATTCTGAGTAACCCTGACCATTTTCCCTTTTAAAAAGCGATTCTATCTCTCGACAGTATCGCTCACCTTCCAAATTTACGCCATCCCTCATGCGTATTTTAAATCTCTTGTCGGGCTTCGTAATTCAACGTTTCGAACCGAATCATTATTCCGCCCTAAAAAGTCCTATGATTCTAACCTCGCGGCATAGGCACCTTCCTTTTAGTGTACTTTATTTTACGAACTTCATAAACTTTCCGTTCGCGCCTGTTACCATTCCGTCGAATGCGTAACCTAATTTTTTATTTTTCTCGATTAAAGCCTTGCGAAATTGAACTTCTTTTGATTGATCTATTCTTGTTCCGTATTTCTCGTTACGGTAGCTTACACGCTCTAATTTAATCTCTAAAGCTGAAGCAGATAAACCGCCTAATAATAAGACTGATAATAATAACTTTTTCATTTTCTTTTCATTTGTTGAATCAAAGATAATGAGTTTTAGAAAATTGTCAAGTCACAATGTTGTTACGTTTGTTAAAAAGCTCCAACACCTTTAAATTTGCTTGATAAATCTGAGTTAACGACTTCTTCCTTTGTATTCTTATATATATTCTGTCCGCTAACAATAAGCTTAGTGACATTCTTATCAAACTGTCCAAAAACCATATTATTGCGGTTGATAACATTGTAATCTCTTGTGGATTTTCCTCCATCATAACCTACCAATGTGGCCCCCAAGTTATTGTAAAACTCTACCTGCCCAAAAGTGTTATATAAAGTTAGTAATTCCCCAGCCCAATCCGTTGTTTTATTTAGGTTTAAGGCTGTATTATTGTACACTTTTGCATCTGCTGGCTCTGCGCCTCTACCTATAAAGTCATTAGGAAACTGCAATTCAATCAGGCCGTATTTATCTCCATCGAACCCGATGTTATTATAGACCTCGACCGTTCTTCTTTCCCCTATACTATGAGGCCAAATACGGGCTAGATAACCCTGGTAATTCGATGCTTTATTATAGTGAATCTTACCTGTTGCTTTAAGGTAAAACATTCCGTTATCTTCATTATTCTGCTTATTAATGTTTTCAAAAGTATTGCCGAAAATATCAAAGTCAAAACCATTACCTAGGTAAACCATGAACTTAGAGCCGAGATTATTTTTAATTGTGTTATTAGAGAAAACAAACCCTTTTAAAACACCATCATGCACCCCTTTTGATCTTACATTCCCGTCTGAATGAAAAGGTCTACCGCCACCATCAAAAGTAAATCCGTTAATTTTAAGTTTATCGATAAACGTTCCCTCGACACCATTATAAACTACTTTATCTGCTCCAACACAATTAACCTGATAACCACTAATGTTCTTTGTGCTTAAACCATTATAAGAAACATTTACAGACTTGTCATGAATATTTATAGCATAACCTGCATTCGCAACCTGAATACCACTTAAATCGACGCTAACGTTCTTTAAATTTGAATGGTCAGCGCCTTTACCATAAATGCCCGACTTAACCTTAAAACTCTGTCCTTCTACGTCAGATAATTTACAGAAGTCATCATAACTAATCTCTTTAACTCCATTAGTAGGAGGGACAATGATTATGGGAGGTTTAATGGAATTTACTAAATCATGAGCCTTTTGGTAGGCTAGTTGTCTTGTAGCAACAGTATCCGAACCTACTATATCTATTTCTATTCCGTCAACATATTTGTAGTGAACTGTTTTGCTTGCAATTGCAGGTGCTTTGTTTGCCATGATTAATTGATTTATTTATGTAAATGTATAACTATATTCTCATAAAAAAATAAAGGGCTAATCTTAACGAATAGCCCCTAACCCTATGAAAACAAAAACATTATATATATAACGAAAAATTGACATAAATATTATCTACCGCTTCGAACCTCTAAAGCTTTTATCCTTTGTTCAAGTAATGACTGATTCATTTTTAGTGCATTTATTTCAAGCCCTATAGCCTCCCATCGCAAGTCATTTTTCTTTGTGTTCTCGACTTGCGTATCTCTTATTTCTTGTACCCTATCGGTTAAGAAACCTAAATTGCTCTGAAGTGTAATAGCGAATATTACAATAGTAACCAAGCCAACGCATAGCTTAATGACGTCAGATAATTTAAAAGTAGCGTCGTTCCAGTTCATCTTTATTGCGGTCATTGGATTTTAAATTTTTGGTTATTAATACATATCAACAACAGTGCCCAATAGTAAATGTTTTTTCTATAGACTAATATTTAAAGTAATCATTCTCAATTCTTTTAAAGTGTTTTTCTATAAGGGCATATATTGCTATACAAAACACATTTATACTTAAAACTAATATGTGATCTGTGATTCCTATGAATGCAGCACACCAAATTATACTTCTTATTATAGCCGACCATAGACATAAATTTAAATATTTAGGGTCGCTTTTGTGAGGTTTAATAGTATGAGGATATATTAATGCGAATAAAGGGGCAACACATACAAAAACATAGCTTAACATGGTACAGGCCAATAATGATTTAGAAACCCAAATAGGACATGTATCTATGTTGCTGATTATTAGTATTACTGCGGTAAACCAAAGCCAATAAATGATAAATATATTCCTCATACTGTTAGCGGCTAGATAAAAGGAACAAATATACAATTCTTGCCAACACATTCATACCTTCCTTGAGGTGTATCATCAGGGCAATTGCACCCATCCCCTTCTTTAGCCACATATCCTGTCTTTAGGCTTAACGCCTTATTGCTAGGGTGACATGCAATCTTCTTAGTAATCTTAATGTGCGTTACCTTAAATTCGTTACCCTCAAAATAACCTTTTGTTTCTAGTATTGCTTTTTTCATACTCTAATTTTTAATGTATAAGTTTATCCAAATATAAAATTTTAAATTGTTATTTCTCGGTAACTATGATATCTAAGTTAGCGCCAGTTACGTTTGTGTAAGTAGGAAGTAAGCCTAAAACCTCATTTCTGTTGGTTACATTAACTGTAAATCCAGTCGCAGATATTGTTGTTATCTTAACTGTTTGGGTATTTGAGCCGTTAATAATGTTCGCCTGAATGTTTGGAGTAGCTGAGAAAGCAGGACTAAAAGTACCAACTAAATTGCCACTAGCATTTGTTGTTCCAGAAACAGTTATTTGTCTTTTACCGTTAGAAACAGGGAAATTAAATAATCTTATCCATCTTCCGTTTCCTGTTTGTAAGTCTGGCTTAATTACCCCAGCCGCTTCGTCGTGAGCCGCTGTAGAACTGGCATCATATTGCCATAACATCATTGTTCCGACGCCTTTTACGGTATCTCCCATCATTCCCATGAACTCCCCATCCCCAGGAATCCTGTCGTAGAGATCCTGCTTGACCTCTACCGCATTGTAAACCCTTGCTGACATTGTTTAAAATTTAAATTGTGAATATTAATTGATTATTTATTTAAATACTTTTACTTTAAATGTAGCTGCCGCTGGATCTAAAGTTGTTACAGGGTTGTTGTTGTCGAATTTAACAGTAACCGTGTTTGTTGCGCTAACATAAGCCATGAACGAGTAGTTGCCCGTAACGGCTAATGTAGCGGCATCAATTCCTAAACTTACAACATCCCCTACCGCTGCGCCTGTAACGGTTATTGTTAATGAATTTGTTGTATTTGAAGTGGTACTTGGGAAATTTAAAGATGCGGATCCTGTTAATTGATATCCTAGTGCGCCAGAACCCGTAGGAAACGTAGCATTTGTAGCTGCTGTGGTTGTAAGTGTTAATGCGTTTGCTCCAGATGTAATCAACGAGCTACCCTGAACTAGAGTTAAGGTAGCTGAAGTAGTAGGAGCTGTTATAGTTACTTTATTTATACTTGATGCTGTAGCTACTCCTAAAGTTGGCGTAACCAATGTTGGACTTGTTGCCAAAACATTACTTCCTGTCCCTGTATTAGCTACGCTAACCAAGTTTTTAGAAGCATCCGTTTGAATTGATTGAGAAGCGGTTAAATTAGGGATGTTGATCGACTGTCCTGTTTCTCCAATAAACCATTTACCATTTTGGTCTACATCTAAAACATACTTTCCGTTTGTTTCATTGTAAATGTAATAATGACCGTCTAAGTCAGACCCAAAATTATACTCCTTGCCATTTGTGGCTGTGTTTTTTATTCTTATCCCTGCAGCATTAGAGGATGTTAATCGAGCAACGCCATTTGATGCGCCACCATCAATATCTAAAGGGTAAGTTGGCGAACCAGTACCTATACCTAAATTTGTTCCGTCGTCAAAAATTCTGCTATTTGCTATTGATGTTGATGATGATGCTTTTGGTAGATAATTGGTTGTTAATCCTGATATTCCGCCGCCTGATATAACAATATTTCCGCCTAACAATAAATTATTACCGTTTACAGTTGCTATATTAGTTCCGCTTACTAAAGTAGCTTGTTTAGTGTTAAAAGTAGTTTGTAGTTGAGCCAAATTCCTTGTATTGGCCTTTGTTGCTAAAATAGATGTATCAGCGGTTAAGGTTAAGTTAGAAGATAAGGAACCCCCACCACTTAAGCCATTTCCAGTTGATACGGTTCGTGTTAAAGGCACGTATGTAGCCGTTGCGCTTGAAGTAGTTAAGTAAGCGTTAAATTTGGTTTGTAAAGCAGATAAAGTATAGCTATTCGCTACTGTTCTTATGGTTGTTGTATCTACTGCAATAGTGTGATTTGGTGTAGTTGTTGGATTTGAAACAATTGAAACAATGCCCACTCCGTCTGTTTTACTAAAATTAGTAACCGTACCAGTATTGCTAGTATATCCGTTTGGATTTGTTGAATTATAAGGGGTATATCCTAAAGCAGCCGTAATCTCTCCGCTTGACGGAGTGTAGCCTATTGCTTTATATAAAGGGTCTGTACTTGATTTAATTACGCTAAACGCTGTTAACGTTTTTGCGTAAGCAGGAACTAGAGGGTCGGTTTCAGTATAACTACTTATATAACCATTAGGATTTGAAGCTAAATAATAAGGCGTTAGAGCTGTTGTTATTTGGCTATTTGTTTGAGCTTTTGTAAAAGAATTAGATACAGTACGGTAAACCGTAGTATCTGGCGACGGTCCCGTTACTGGAGTAGGAACATTTAAAACTCCTGTACTTGAGTTATAACTTGCCGCCCCTGTGCCTGTAGTCGTTAGCGATATTGAACCTCTAGCCCTTGTATTTGTGTAGTATTGATTTATTCCCTCAGTTAGATTTGTTGTTGTTTTAGCCGAAAATTTAGTATCAAATAAAGGGTCTGTTTCGGTATATGAGTTAAGGAAGTTTGATGGATTTCCAGTTAACGGATAATACAATTCATCGTTTTGCGTTTTGGTTCGGTAAGTTGATGAAACCCCCGACCAAATAGGATCACTTTCTGTATAACTTGAAATATACCCATTTGGGTTACTATTTGAATAAGGCGTAAAACCCAAAGCGTTAGTAACCATTAGGGCTGTTATTCCAGAAATATAACCGCTTGGATTTGTAGATAAATAGTAATTGTTAAACTTATTATTTAAGTCTGTTTGATTTGCCAACGTCCCCGTGATGGAACCCCAAACTGTTTGTGATGTCGCAAATTGACTTCTCGGAACCTTTTTAATATCAGAACCGTTTATCACTAAAACGCTATCTGTTAATGTCCCCAAACCGATATACGGAAAACGCAAAGAACCCCTAAAAGAAGTTGTACTGTTTGCATCTTTTCCTATACGAACATTATCGTAATTTAATTGATAGGTTGTTTGAGCCTTTGCAATTACAGAGGTAAGCAAAAGCAATATGAATATTTTTAATTTCATTAGTAAGTTATTACGAATTTTAAAATATCAGAATTTATAGTATCTGGAAGATTATCAATAACCTTAGTATTATCATTGTAAGTAGGCGAAAACCAGCCAGTAACTCCATTTATGTAAACTTGGATTAGGCAATCATCTGGGATGTTATCAGAAGCTAAAGAAACTGAATTGCCAACAACATTAGCTCCCGTTTTATATTTTCGCATAATGTTTGCGTTACCTCCACTTCCGCCTGCACTATTCTCTAATACAAGGTAAATTTCAGTTACTTGCGGTTCAATTACTAAGTAGATATCATCCATTATCGCTCACATCTTGCTCCATTGGAATTTGGCCCTTAATAAAGGTTCTCACAAATCCGTCTGGATAGGTTATTTGTAAATCATAAGCATAATTAAATGCAGGAATACGCCAATGTAATATTTCAGTAAATCTAATCTCGTTATCAGTAATTACAATCGGTGCGCTTATTGCTGTTAGGGTGCTTTCTGTTGAATAAGTAAACACAACCTTGCCTCCGTTCTTTAACTGCATTAAAGCGGTACATCCCGATAAATCAACAGGCACCGTATGTTGTTCATCTGCATAGCAAAGAATACGGAACGCTTTTACGCCATCCCCTTTGTAGAAGTCCGAAAAGTTATATGTTTTTGGCGTGTTCATTTTTAAATAAATTTCAATATTTTTAAATAACTGTCTTCACAAAATCTCCAGAATTATCTATAGTTATTCGATACTTAGTGCCATTATCGGATACATAGTCTATGCCCTTTATTAAACTATCAATAATATCATTTTGGTTTATCACAGGCGACTTAGTGATAGGATTACTCGTTAATGCTGTCTTGTAATTAGTTACAGAATTTCCTTTTATGTAATTATCTAAAATTAAATGGCATCCCAACGAAATAGTTAAAGCATCCGTTACGTTATCTACATCTAATGTTCCAATCCTTAGGTTAGTTCCATTATTCATGTAAACTGCGGCCGCGGTTGTTCCTGCGTCTCGTCTGTAAATAAGATGTTC